AGATGTGGGGCTAACCGTGGGCCCCACGCGGGTATATTGAGGTACCAACCTTAGTTAATTAAGCAGAGCTCCCGTATTCGTGAGAGGTGCAATGTTCAAACCCTTAATGAACTGGCCGGCTTTCTCATAAGGCCTTACCGACTGTGGCCACCTGCGTCTTAAATTTTACGTCGTTTACAGGCTTAACCGCGTTAACTTATCGCTCGACTTCTCCTTTGTGAGGTACGTTCGGCGTAATTGCCAGGCTTTCCCTCTGTTTGCCTATCTTGGCAGGAGATCAAGGAATTGAACCCTGTCCTAGTGGGTTGGAGCCACTTGTGCTACCGTAACACTTATCTCCTAATTGGTGCCCTCGGGGAGACTCGAACTCCCACGCTTTTAAAGCCACGGATTTTAAGTCCGTTATGTCTACCATTCCATCACAAGGGCTGTTTTCATTTTGTACATATATTATAACACAGTTTCTTGTGATTGTAAACCCCTAAAATAATTTTTTTATTCGTGTTCTCCACCAACTCCACGTCCAAAACCACCAAAGAACTGTGGCTTACGTTTAGCCGTTTCAAATGTAGCTACAGTAATTACTATTGCTGCAATTAAGAATACGTGAGCTACTGCACTAATAGCAAAAACAGTCCAGCTACCAATCAACATAGCAAATGTGATACACCACATCCACGCTAAAACTTGCATAACCATATGCCTAACATTTGTATCTGGAATATGTTTCAGTGGATTACGTTCAGCATCCATAATACCATTCCAACTATCATATATAAATTCTCTCATATCAATCACCTTTTCAAAAGTTACGTTTAACGGATAATGAGCATCAACTATATCTCTAAAATCAATAGCATCATAAAGATCAGTAAATGATCTAGTGACTTTGTTATCTCTAAAATATCCGGTTACCTTATACATTTATTCTACCTGCGGTATTCCTAGCCATGCACTAAATCCAAACACTTCCATAAGCATAAAAGTAAACATCATTAAAACAATACTCCACATAATTAGTTTGCCATTAAAGTTTGAAGCAGCTAATTTAATTGCAATAATCTCATTGCCAAAAAATCTTAATAATAGTTCAAATTCATTATGGTCTTCTCTTACTACAATACCATTCTTTTTTTCTTCAGCCAATTTATTCTCCTATGCCGCTTTGGGCATTGCTGGATTTAAGTCCATATGTTTGCCCCACTCAGCATAGTAATGTCTCATACCGACTTCGTCATGGATAGTTCCATTTTCATGTCGACCATGAAGAATGTTTCTTGGCTCAGTACCTTCTCTCATAGTTGTACCTTGCCCAGCAACACCAATTAAATCTTCATGTAAGTTTCTGCCAAATGGACCCCAGATACTATTGTGGTGTTTAATGCGAGTTAATCTCTCTTCTTCAGTATCTTTTTTTAGTCCATAGCCGCGAAACTCTATAAGCACTTTGTTTGGTCCAAGAGGTGTAACACTATCAGAACGATAAGCACTTCCTCTTAGATTAAAATTAAAGCCTGGGAATAGATCTACCATGTACCATTGGTTTGGCGGTAGATTAGGAAAACTAAGTTCTCCTCTATCATCAAAGCCTTCATATTCTGTATAATTGACAGTAAAACTACTTACGTTTACATGTCCATTATCAAAAGGGATGTTTTTCCTAGCAAAATATTCGTCATTGAAACCTGATACACGATTAAAATAGTGCATAAAGTCATGATAGAATTCGCTATTAGTATCATGCCACAATTTATAGTTAGTGTCTATAACTGCTTTATGATAATGAAAGACCTCCATTTCTTCTGTGTCAATAGCATCTGCAATACAGTCAAATGCTCCTGCTGTCCATTCTTCAACACTTTGTGTAGGATTAGGATCTAGTGTTACCCATACCATTCCGCCATGTTTTACTTCGCAATGCAATTGTGGTTCAACAGTTACTATAGGCGCAGCCAGTGTACCACTAGGTGCCCAACTGCCATAATTGCGATATGCTCGAACACCGTTACCTGTGTTGTATGCAATAACATTAACACCTGCTATTTGCGTTGTTCGATAGTCTAATTCTTTATACATCTCAGAGATGTGACACATAGGAACCCAAACTTTTGAAAAAATTCTTTCTTGTTCTTGGGCAAAAATTTCAGCGTTGTTATAACACTCACTTGATATGTATTCTACGTTTGGTGTAGCTAACCAATTTTTATGATTTCTAGGCGGCATTCAAGTCTCCTGTAAAAAATTAGTTGGAGGTTTCTGTTGCTAGGTACCTCCGGACCCCGTTAAATTATGCCGCTAAGGCGTAATCCACAGGTGCAAAATTATCGTTTGCGTTTAGTCTTTTTCTTGCGTTAACCCAGCTTGCGCGGGATAGCTCCACTTTTCTAATGACTACCAGTCGATCCTAGTTCGCCCCCATCATAACTACACCGGTCTTTAATGATGCTACCCAGCATCCTTTACTTAGCCGGCCACAACTCCGGTGTAGTTATGGTGGAGGCGGCGGGTACTGCCCCCGCGTCCTGTCTAGCGTTTGAATTGCTTCATCACTACTTTCTTATTTATACGTACTGAGTACCCCAGTACTCGTTCCACATTTCTTGTAGAACTCCCTTAACCCATGAAGAACCATACTGTTCGTATATCTTATTGAACTGTGGTTTTTCCAAAAGCTTCATGGTGAATTGGGAATATGACTCTGACTCGCAGATCATATCTTCAAAGTTATCAATACCGTAAAGTTCATCTTCGATATCCATAACTAATCCTTTAACTTGTCCCATTTTATTTCCTTCCTTTTTTCATTTTATACATATATTATAACACAGTTTTAGTTAATTGTAAAGGTTTATTTTGAAAATAATTATAATAAACCTAGTAAACTAAATGCGATTATACCAAAGATTAGACCAGTAAGACCAAAGGCTATCATAGAAAGTTCTCCTATAGCACCTTCATCCTTAACAAGGAACCCACCAATAAAGGTTCCAGTGATTGCGCCAATTATTACTGCAGTTAAAAGCATATTACTTCCTTTCTTAGAAGTTAAAATCGTAGAATTTTCTTGGCTTATCAGCCAATTGAAACCTAGATCCACCAGCGCTTTTCCAGCCTTTTTTACCTAAACGAATTCTGAAAACCGGATTGTCTTCATTTGAAGTGATATTCCACTTCTGTTCGTTTTGATTAGATGTGTGACCAAAGAATCCACCAGGATGAAAATCTCTTTTCCAAGGGAGAGCTTCTGTATCCATAGCACGAATTTCAATAGTTTTGTCAGAGATAACCTTTACAACTTCGTATGGTTCAACATCTGAGTAGCCTAACATATTTGCGTATTTCATAGTATTTCCTTCCTTTTCCATTTTATAGATATATTATATCATACTTTTTAGCAATTGTAAAGGATTATTTTCACTTTTTAATACTTTTTTTTTATAAATAGTAGTCTAAGGATTTAGTAACGGAATCAATCATGAACTACAAAAACATTATAGCGTTAGCATTTGGATTAACGCTTCTGTCAAACACTGCTTTAGCTCAGACTACAAGCAATGTGAACACAGACTCAAAGTCAAATTCGACTGTAAACACAGATGCGAATTCTAGGACTATTGTTATCTCACCGCCACCTTCGGCTATCTCGCCAAGTGTTGGCTCATCATCATCAGATTTGTGTACCGTTGGAGTTTCGGCCGCTGTGCAAACTCAGATCCTTGGAATATCTACAGGGGAAATGGTAAGAGACGAAAACTGTGAAAGGTTAAAAATAAGTAAAACACTATATGATATGGGAATGAAAGTGGCTGCAGTATCTGTATTGTGCCAAGACCGTAGAGTATATAATGCAATGGAAATGGCAGGAACACCTTGTCCATATCTTGGTGAAATTGGTGATAAAGCCACCGACGGTTGGAAAGCAAATCCAGATCGTATTCCACCTGTAGAAGTAATGGAGACAAAAAAGGATGTTCAAAAAAGAAATGGGGCGGTTGCTGCTGGCATTAGCGGGCTTGCTCTTCTTCTCCTCTTATTGTAACGCACAAGTATCTACAAACCCTAATACGGGTCAGTCAGGCGATATCTTAGTATTAGGAAATGGATGGACTGGTACTATCAGTCAGTGTACTCACAACGTTAATTGTTGGGCAGGAAGCACAGATACTGGTGATATTCATCACGGTTATGACTCATCACAAGGTAACGGTAACACCTATTATTGGAGTGGTACACAACAAACTCTTACAAATACAATTGCAATAAACACGGCCCTTGCAGCTGCAGGTATACAAGTCGATGGATTTGATTATGAGTGGGTTTATAAAAATGGTAATGCAAACTGGTTTTCTGGTCAGCCTGGCGGTGGTGGAGTAGATCCTCTTGAAATTGTTGTCAATGTATATGACTCTAATGGAAATTTGTTTAAAAGTTACAAGTATGATTATGGGCAAAATTTTTCAAACTGGACAACTGCAACTGGAACAGAAACATTTGGTACAAACTATTTAAGTCCTACATATTTTGGAAATGTAGAAGTACAAGTTACTGCACAAGATATTGCTAATCAAGCTGGTTACTGGGGACCTGAATTCAGAGCAGATCAATCACGCCTTTATGTAAACTATTCTGTTAATCCTTGTCATAGTAATCCATTGCACGATCCAGCCTGTCCAGGATATGCTAATGCTTTATTTCAACAACAATGTACTTCAAATCCTTTATTTGATGCTAGCTGTCCTGGCTATGCTAATGCTTATTTTACTCAACAATGTAATATAAATCAATTATATGATCAGGCTTGTCCTGGCTATGCTAATGCTTATTTAACGCAGCAATGTTCTATAGATCCATTATACGATTCTAGTTGTCCAGGCTACTCAACAGCATATCAGAATCAGCAGTGTACTAATGATCCAACATCAGATCCTAGTTGCCCTGATTACTATATTGCAATGTGTAAAGCAGATGCTTTATTTGATATGGGTTGTATTGGATATGATACAGCTTACTTTGATCAGCAATGTAGCTTAGATGCTCAGTATGATCAAACTTGTCCTGGCTATGTAGATCTTTCAGGCAATGATAGTGATGTTGCTATCTTAGATCCCATTGTTGATGATGTAATTACAGTAGAACCAGAATTAGATTTTTATGAACCAGAAATTCCTGTATACCAACCAACGTATACAGAAGAAGTAGTTGAGGTTGAACCCGAAGCAATAGAGATAGATGAATACCAACAAGTACTAGAAGACGATATCGAGCGTGAAATAGCTGAACTAGAAAACGAAGGCGATGCTATGAACATGGAAGATGATATTGAACAAGAAATAGCTCAATTGGAAGATTCTACATCCTCGGAAAATGACTTTGACGATCCCACAAATGCAGGTGGTAAAAAAGTTATGGAGGATGACATTGAAAAAGAAATCGCGGAATTGGAACAAGAATCGGATACCAACGAAGGGGACTCAGAGTCGACACTCGAGGATGGAGTACAAGTCGCCGATAGTGATGCTAGGCCCGACAATATGGACAACAGCGTCAAAAGTAGTAAACGGAAAGACGTACCAAATCCGGATGTTAGTAAAAGACAAAAGATAAAATGGCTTATAGCTCAAAAGGCTATTGAGGCTACTAAGGAATTAGAGAACGCTGTTACTTTAGAGCAACAGATGAACATACAACGACGACTTCTGGCACTTATAAGTTTTGTACCAGATTTTAGTGATTATGGAGAAAAAGAAAATGTTAATCAAGTAAATTTCTATCCACCAAAGCCTACTGTAGATCATGCTTATGCTAGATGGTTTTTGAATGACCCAAACTTTGGAGCGATGGAGAATTTACAATATCCTAACCTAAGGTAAAAAAATGATCGATCCAATTACCGCTATCACGGCGGCTACTACTGCTTATAAGACAGTACAACGATTTGTTGCTGCAGGACAAGACTTCGAAAATACTGTCGGTCAAATGGGAAAATGGTACACAGCAGTTTCTGACTTTCGCAAAGGTCAGCAAATGCAAAAGAAACCTCCACTCTTTAAAAAGTTATTTAATGCAGGTTCAGTAGAGGAAGAAGCTCTTGCTTTACTTATGCATGAAAAGAAAATTGCAGAACAAGAAAAAGAATTAAGGACTATACTTAATTGGAGATATGGACATGGTACTTGGGATGAGCTTACTGAAATGAGACGGAAAATAGCTAAACAACGAGAACAATCCGTTTATAAACAAGCACAATTAAGAAAAGACTTTCTTGAGGCCGTTACTATAGGTGGTACAATTATGCTTCTTGTTATTACTCTTGCAGCAATAGGTTACTTAATTGGATCAGCACAAGGTAAATGGTAAATGATGGTACATGCTTTTATGCTTGTTGTAGTACTGGGCACTGGTGAATTTAGAAAGGTTCAACCTAGTCCTATGTATTTTTATTCTATTGACAGATGTCAGTATTTTGCAAAAGCTGTACCTAGGCAATATGGTAACTATAGCTACACAAGTAGAGTAGATCCAAAGGATAGAATTACTGCTTACTGTAAGCCAGTTTATATAAAAGACAACGATGGGATATATAAATAATGTTTATAATAATGCTTATATTATCCCTTGCACTCATTACATGGCTGCTTATTTGGTTAGCACTGATTGAAGATAAAATAGAAGAAAGATCTAGTTTAGAAGCTGATAATGCTACATACGAATTAGATCTAAAAATTAATGAATTAAAAGGACGATATAAATGGCTGAAATCGAATATGGTGGAATAAAAGTTGGTGGATCTAAACTACTTCTAGTGTTACCCTTGATTGGTACATTAGGCGGTGGTCTCTGGGGAGGCTTTGAATTTTACAAAGATTATATGGATATGAAAGAACAGATCCAAAACTATGTAGCACCTGACCTATCAGAGTTTGATAAAAATCTTGCAGTAATTAGTGAAGAGATGAAAGTAACTAGAGAAGAAGTTATTATTATTCGTGATGCTATTGGTGAGCAAGTAGACTTTATGAGAGATACAAAGCACGATCTAAGAGAAGATCTGGTTCGTATGGAAAAGATCTTAGACAAGGTTGAGAATGATATTGACAAAGTCGAAGATGAAGCACAAGAGCTAATGGATAGATCTAAAACTGATACTCGTAATATGATTGACGACGCAAATAATCGTTTCAATGATAAAGTAACTGGTATGGAAGGTTATGTTAAGCGTGAAGTTCAAAATCTAGAAGATCGTATGAATAGCAAGCTTACAAAAGCTTTAGATAACCCATTAGCAAATAGATAGATTTAGATTAAAGCAATTGCTTCTTCAGTAGTTTCATTTACTCTACGAGTCCAACCTCTACCAAATGTTTCAAAGGTACTGAGTTGTTCGTAGTAATCTTGACGACTTGCTTGATAGTTTTCAATAGCAGATTGTAGACCAACTTCTTCTACATAGTTACCTACTGCTCTTAAAGTGTTAGGTCCAATTCCGCCATCTACTGTAGTACCAATCATAGATTGTAGATACTTAGCAGCACGGCCAGGACCTGCATTTACTGCAAAATCAAATACGCATAAGTCTAGACCACTAGGTAGATCATCACACTTTGTGCGTCCCCAGTAGTTTTTCTCATAGATTGGAGCAACGTCTTCTACCGTTAAATCTACCATATCTTTTGTACCACCCCACTCTTCGTAAACGCGTTTGGTTACTCCTAGGTTGGTTTCCCCTCCTGGATCTTTAGGGTGATTAACATATCCACCTTCGTGGTGGAGAATTAGTTCTAGACACTTATCGTAATTTTCTACTGCCATTTTTATGTTTCCTGCTTTTTGCTTGGTAATTTGTTAATTTGATAACCCTCACCGCTTCCCAATACGCATGCTTGTTCTGGGTCATTGATTTCAATTAATGTCCAACTTCCTGTTTCTGAGTTAACTGCAAATATAATTTGAACATTTTTAGTACTACCTGAAGGCATTGTAGCTAATCCATTACCAGTAAGTAATGGTGTTTCTCCATAGCCTTTTACTAGCTCAATTAAACCGTCTGGTGGACCGCACTGAATTGGTTTACGAGTCCAATAGACTTTAGGTGACTCTTCTTCTATTTTTTCAGACTGATCTGTCTGATTATCTGCAAAAGCCAACATCCCGCCAAAGGCGAGTGCCGGTACCATTGCAAGTACTGTTAATAGCTTTTTCATTATTTTAACCTTTGCTTTGCTGACCCCTAGGGCTACCCCAAGCGTCCCAAGCACGGACTTTAATATAAGGTTTATTTGTTTCTTTTTTATTTGGATTAGCTATTGTAAGAACTACATTCTTTCCTAGCTTCCATGCGTCTAACTGTGCTTGAATTTTACGAAAAGGCTGATCAATTTCTTTTTGAAGTCGAACTGCCTTTAATACAGAACGTGCTACTGAGCTACGTTCACCTTTAGACGTTTGTGACGTCCTTGATCTTTTTTTACCCATTATAAATCCCTTGTATATGATCTTCGAATTGTTCTACTTTTTCAAGTCTTTTAGGCCAATAGATGTAGTCTTTATCTGGATTAGCTTTAAGGTTATTCAATAGAGGCTGAACAGCATTGTACAACTTATCTAGTTTTTCTTGAGTTGTAGTTGCCTTTTGCTCAGCATCATTAGCCAGTGCAGCTGTTTGCTGCACCGACTTAAGTTCTTCTTCGTTTACGGCTGTAAAGCCAAAATCAAAAATATCTGTACTCATACGTTTATTTATACATTCCAGTATGCTGAGTGATCATCATAAATGTAAACGTCAAACTCTCCTGCGTTTTTAAGACCACCGACAATATTGCCACCCCAGTTATACTGGACTGGTCCTTTACTACCAGCAGTTTTCATTTTAACAATAGCCTTACGACCCTTAGCACATACACGTTTTTTCCTAAGCATGCTTGTGTGGTTATAACGACCAAAAGCATCTGTCTTATTTAAGAGAGAAATGGACTTTCTAAGTTCAGCTAGTTTATCCATATCACCTTTATCAGATGTAACAAAGGTTCCTACATAAGATGAAGTTCTATTTTCTTTAATATACATTTGTAATCTCCTCAAAAAGGTATTCAACAACATCATCTTTATCACACTGGAAGCGAATACCGATACCGCCAGCTTGTTCCCAACGTTTAATGTTATCAATTTTGTCATCAATTAGGATATTTGGTAGTCCTGTTAGACGATTGATAGCATATTTATGTTTGTTTGAAGTAAAGATACAGTTTTCAACTTCAGGCATAAACCCTTTATCTTCAAGCCATCTACGTTTCCAGTAAGCTGAGTTGTTATGATCTCCTCTTAGTGGAGAAGAACAGATACCCCAGTTACCTTCTGTAATTCCTTTAACGAAATTTACAATATTACGAGACTCATTACCAAAGGTAGGAATATGGTAGAAGAAGTCTGTACCGACTAATTCGTTTAAGGCCTTATCCTTTTCTTTGATTGATTTCCAATGATCAACGTTATTCTTATCCGCGAAGGATTTAAAGAAGTTTGCGATAACGCCGTCCATATCTAAGTAAATTGTTCTCATATTATTATATTTTCCTTTTTTCATTTTATACATATATTATAACACACTTTTTGCCCATTGTAAAGGACTTTTTTCATTATTTTGATAATTTTTATAGACGCCATAAGCTTCAATAGTACTGTTCTTTACAGCATATGGATTACGTTCGATAAAAATTAGAAGCTCTTCAAGAGACATTCCTAAAAATTCCATCTCATTTTTAAGTTTAGTCATTGCACCTTTAATACGCATTATCTGTCTCCCATATCTGTGATTGCCCAAAGACCTAGTGTTAAACCAGTAATGGCAAACATAAAGGCTAAACCAAAGTTATCATTTTCATGTCCAGTTGGGCCATCAATAGCTCCAACAGATAAGATCATACAAAGTATAGCTAAAGAAAGTCTAATCATTATTTTACACTCCAACCAAAGTTTTCTACCAAGAAGTCGTTACCTTTATCTTCAGCAATCGCCATACAAATAGCTTCACGAACGATTGTATCACGGCTGCTAAGATACTTAGCAGCAGTTGGGATATTAACACCATTGCTTTCAGTAATGAAGTTATATACAACTTCAACATCGTTAGCATCTTCCATGTACATATCAGCCATATCTTCGGCAATGGCCCAATCAGATTTAGCTTCGTTTTTGTAAGAATTAATAAGAGCTTTTAAGTTTTTCATGATATGGTTTCCTTCCTTTTATCATTTTATAAGTATATTATATCATAAAAAAATGGCTTTGTAAAGGAAAAAATGCACTTTTATTTATTGTAAAAACAATGGGTTAACAAAATAATTATTAACCCATTGAAAACGTTAGATAAAAAGTTGAAATTAATTTGATTTTTTTTAGAATCTCCCTAAGAATCTAGCAATATGATGTACAAAAGGTAAAAGAGTTGCAGCCATAAAGAGGTTTACTCCACTATGAGCAATTGCAATTCTTAATGTATCACCTTTAGGCATACCATCAGATACTAAAAGACCGGCTATCCAAATGGTGCCGGTCGTTCCAATGTTTGCTCCAAGTACTGCAGCAATGGCCGCTGGAAGTGGTACAGCTCCCGATGCTACAAGAGCAATAATAGCAGTTGTTGATAGACTAGACGACTGCCACAATAGTGTCATAACAATACCACCTAGAAACATGTAGATATAGTTACCAGTAAACCAAGCCAAATGATCCATATTGCCCATTGACTTCATTCCACCAGAAAACATTTTTAGTCCTATATAGAACACTACGAGTCCTACAATAGTTGTTATAATCGGGTTACCTAATTCCATTTTTTTTACCTTTTTGCTGAGTTGATCCATTGCTAATAATCCCTAATAATTTTATTTTTAGCCTCTAAGTTTTCGTTATCTTGTCTTAAGTGAGCAACCTCAACTTCAAGTTGCTTAATATATTCCTCAACTAATTCCTTATCACAAAGTGTTTGACAACAAATGTCGAGGGACCGTTTTGCTCTATCGGCCAAAGAGCTTTCGCGTTTCATACTCTTTAATAGTCTCCAAAAGTTTCTTGGTCCAATTGTCTCTGTGTTCAATAAAGACCTGTGGTGATTCGTTATCGACTGCAATTAGAATTACCAATTGCGTTATCGGTGTACCAGTTCGTTCTTCATACATAATTGCATAAGCTGCAGCTTGTATGAAGTATCCATCAATCCACTCCTTTTTCTTTAATTTACGGGATGTCTTAAAATCTATAATAGAAAGAGTACCATCATACTCGCCCACACAATCCACTCTACCAGCGACCCGTAAGTGATTAGAATATAAAGGTACTTCTTGAGCACAGATCCTACCGATTTTACTATCAAGTATAGGTTGGACATCTTTAAAGTTTCCAATGATGTTCGGTAAATATCCATCGGCATAATCCTCTTCATTGTTTAAGTATTTCTCAATAATGGCATGAACATTAGTGCCACGAGTAGCTGCTACTCGGCTAATCTTATTGGCTTCTTCTTCACCTACTCGGGCTCGCCATGCTCTAATACCATCTTCAGATAGTATACTTAAAACGGTAGTAATTGAAGGATACTTACCGTCGGGGGTAGTATAAACTCTTCCGCTATCAGTAGTGTCAGCAGAAAGATCCTCATAGCCCA